GAGAACACCAGTTTGGGCGGCCGGCCCTACTCCTACGACGGCCACGAGTTCCAGGAAGCCATCCTGAGCGACACCTCGCAAGAGGTGAACGTGCGCAAGTGCTCACAGGTGGGCGTTTCGGAGGCCAGTGCCCGCCTGGCCCTGGCCTTGACCAACGTCGTGCGCCCGTTCACGGCCATCTACACGCTGCCGACGGCGCACTTCGCCAAAACCTTCACGAAAACCCGGATCGACCCCATCATCAAGGGGTCGAAGGTGCTGAGCAGTGCCATTGACGCCAACAACGACACCACGGAAGTCAAGCAATTCGGGGACAACTTCCTGTATGTGAAGGGCGCGGCGAGCTCCAACGCCCCGATTTCGATCCCGTCCGATTCGATCATCCAGGATGAGCAAGATTTCTGCGACCAAGAGGTGCTCTCGCAGTACACCAGCCGGCTCACGCACTCGCCCTGGAAGCTGATTCGCCGGTTCTCCACGCCCACGGTGCCCGGCTACGGCGTCGATCTGGCCTTCCAGTCGTCACGCCGGCACTACAACCTGTGCAAGTGCAGTCACTGCAACCACTGGTTCAACCCTGACTACTACAAGCACGTCAAGATCCCGGGCTACACGAAGACGCTCGAGGAGATCACCAAGCAGTCCCTGGCCTCGATCGCCTGGAAGGACGCCGCGCTGCACTGCCCGGCCTGCGGCAAGGTCCCGTCCCTGCTCCCCGAGCACCGCCAGTACGTGTGCGAGAACTCGGATGAGGCCCTGGTCGGAGCTGGCTACCAGGTCAGCCCCTTCGACGCCCCGACCTTCATCGTGGTCCCGGACTTGATCCGCTCCAGCACCAACTACGTGCGCCGTCAGGACTTCGTGAACTTCGGCCTGGGCCTGCCGATGGAGGACAAAGAGTCGGCGCTGATGCCCGAGGACTTCGACGAGCTGTTCGTGCACCTCCTGCAGCCCGGCTCAGCGACCCACGTCATGGGCATCGACGTGGGCCACATCTACCACTTCGTCGTGGGCGCGTGCTACCCCAACGGCGACGTGCTGATCGTGCATCGGGAGCGCGTCCCGATGAACGAGGCCCGAAAGCGCTACGCTGATCTGCGCCTGAAGTACCGCGTGGTGTGCTCCGTGATCGACTCCGGCCCCCACGCCGAGACCGTGATGGCCCTCCAGGACCTGGACCCCAACCTGTACGCCAGCGTGTACATGCGTGCGCGCGGGATGCTGACCCACAACGTGGTCGACCGCGCGGCCAACCCCAGCGACGCCGTCGAGTTCGTGCGCCAGGTCAACGTGAACCGCAACCGAGCCCTTGACGCCTACATGGAGTTCATCCGGCAAAAGCACTTGCTCATCATGGCGGCCAGCGACGAAGACGACCAGGTCTTCCAGGCCCACCACACGAGCATGAAGCGCATCCGCATGTTCGACCACGACTCAGGCGAGATGACCTACAGCTGGCAGAAGTCTGACGGCGTGGACCACTTCCACCACGCGGGCCTTTACTGCTGGCTTGCCGGCAAGATCCGCGGAGTAGGGCGCCCCCTCATCATGCTGCCCACCTTCACGGCGCGAAAGTTCCGCATCAAGGAATAACCCTTGCACGACTTTGCCACTTTTGTAGAATAGGAATCTCGTCAACCCCTGTTCGAGGGGCCCGCCAGCACTCAAGTAGGTAAAATTCCCATGTTTGGATTCTTCAAGTCCATGTTTCGGCCCACGCCCCCGCGGCTGGACGTGCTGTGCTCACGCACCGGCACCGTGATCGTCAAGCGCGGCAACCACGTCGTGCAGGAGATCGGGCCCGAGACCACGATGGCGATCTTCGACGCGGTGAGCGACAGCATGAAAGTCAACGGTGGGCGCCGCCTCGACGCTCGGCCGCCGGCGCCGCAGCCCCTCGAGTCGCAGACCAAGCGCGAGCCGACCCTGGTGGCCAAGAAGCGCGCCGCTCGCAAGTCATGAAGCTGCTCATCCTGTTGCTGCTGTGCCTGCTGCCGCTGAGCATCCAGGCCCAGGCCATCGACCAAAACATCGACCAGTCCAACATCGCGACCACGATCTGCACGCCGGGCTGGACCAAGAAGGTGCGCCCGTCCAGCGCCTGGGCCGCCAAGACCAAGCTGACCCTGCTCAGGGCCAAGGGCCTGACCTGGGCTGACCGCGGCGACTACGAGCTCGACCACATCGTCCCCCTGGCCCTGGGCGGCGCCCCGCGGCGCCTGGACAACCTGCAGGTCCAGCCCTGGGAGGGCCCCACCGGCGCCAAGGCCAAGGACGTGATCGAGACCCGCATCCACCGCGCTGTGTGCGCCGGCAAGCTCACCTTGAACCAGGGCAGAGCGTGCTTCTTGGCGGGCACGCACCCGACGTGTGCCCACTCCGCGCTTGTCGAGTGACATAATCGCGTGGAAAGCACAACCTGACGCGCCTTTCGGGCGCGTTCCCACATTGGGCAAGCCAACATGACGATCGTTAAGCGCCTGGTCAAGGGCAGTGAACTCACCCACGCCGAGCTGGACGGCAACTTCACGGATCTGGACGCGCGCCTGCTCCTGACTGCGTCAGCGGCGCTGTCTGTGGTGGCGGCTTCGGGCGCGTCCCAGACCGTCAACGTGGCCAGTTACGGGGTGGTCGACATCACGTTGACGTCGAACACCACCTTGACCGTCTCAGGGGCGGACACCACCAAGAGCTTTGCCCTCACCTTGGTGCTGCGCCAGGACACCACCGGCGGGCGCACTGTCACATTCCCATCGGGTGTGCGCTGGCCGGGCGGCACAGCCCCCACGCTGACCGCCACAGCGAGCCATTACGACGTGGTTCGCATCTTCACCAACGACGGCGGCACCACCTGGCAGGGCCAAGTGCTGGGCCTGAACTACGCCGCGGCGTCGGCCACGATCCTGGCGTCGGACACCTTCACGCGCGCCAACAGCACGACGACCCCGGGTACGGCGGACGTCGGGGGCGCCTGGTCGGTGCTCACCGGCGCATGGGGCATCAACACCAACCGGGCCACATCGGTTACGGCGAGCCTCAGTACCCCGGCCTACATGGTGATCAACGTGGGCATCACCAACGTCGATGTCACCGCAGACATCACGTCGGCACAGCCGGCTTCAGCGGCGTGCCTTGCCGTTCGGGTGGCGGCGGACGCCAGCTCATCCATCATTTGCGGGTATGAAATTCTGCCGGGCAACATAAACCTCTACAAGGTGGTGGGTGGTAGCTACACCCTGCTTGCTAGCGTGAATGCTGTCTCCATCGGGGTCCCATACAGCACCCCCTACACGCTTCGAGTTACTGCCGTCGGGTCGGTCATCAACGTCTATATCAACGGCACCCGGGTGACTGCCCTGTCTGCGGATTATTCCGCCCAGATCACAGGGGCGCTGTTGACCAACACCCGTGTTGGTTTCCGGGATGACGTCCCCGGCAACTTCTACGACAACTTCAGCGTGGTCGCCGGCTAAATGGGCACCCTCAATCTCCAGATCACCCCTGAAAGTCAGGTCGCGAACCCGCGCACTGTCAAGTGGGATGGGTCGTCCTATGGTCCCATGTGGGTGCTTGACGTCCCCACAGTCCCCCGCATTTTCTCGGGCTGGGCGAACCCCTCCAAAGAGGGGTATGTCATGCGCGCGGGGGATACCTGGGTGCGTGATGCCCGAGCAGCCCCCCCGAACTTCATCCTTGATACCGACCTGTCGTCCGACGTGGATGACTGTCAGGACGTCAAGACGGCCCTGACCCTGCACGCCGAAGGCAAGATCAACCTGCTTGGCATCGTCGTGAGCATGACGAACCAGTATGGCCCCGCGGTTGTTGCCGCTTTCCAGATTCATTACTTCGGCTCAGTCATTATCCCGATCGCGTCGATTTACGCCGACGACAACAATTTCAACTACGCTGGCACCGCCGCCGTCTATTCCTACCTGTACAACAATTTCCCCCACACGGGCTATGGCCTGCAGGATTCGGGGGGACCGATTCTTCAGGCCACCGTGGCGGTACGCCAGTGGCTGGCTGCGTCGACAGGTGCTGTGCGGTATGTCATGACGGGCACTCCCCAGGCCATGATGCGCACATACACGACGGCGTCGGGTATAGGTGGCATCAGTGGCACCGGTGCCGCCTTGTTTGCAGCCAAGGTTGACCGGGTGTACTGGGCGGCCGGCTTATTCCCGAGCGGCGGGCACCGAGGCCTGCCATCACCCGGGTACGGTGGGGTGATTGGCGACGGGTCCTGGGGGTCCTACAACGAGTTCAACTTCGTGGCCAACGGTGACAGCACCTACGGCACCCAGGCCCTCCTGGCCACGAGTTTCCCCCTGACGATGATTGGCATCGAGTTCGTGTCGGGGGTGACCGAGCCCCCAAACAGCACAGGTACTGGCCCCGCCCGCGCCCAGATAGGCCCGATCGGGGGCAGCGGAGACGCCGCCAGGCGCCCGGCGACAGACATCCTGCGCACGGCCTATACCCAGTGGGGCAACGGCCGGGAGCCCTGGGGCATGGCCGCGATCATGTGGGCGGGGCTGTGGCAGGAGGAGAACCTGTGGGGGATTACCGAAACCACCGGCACTGTGACCGACGACTTCTACGCCGTCAGCGGGTTCACGGTCAGTTCTGGCGGGCCCCATAAGTACGTCGTGCTGCCAGGCGCGTCTGTGTCATCCGTGCGCACACAGATGACCAGCCTGCAGGCGGCCGACTGCGTGCGCGGCGCCTACACCTGGTCAGGCTCGGCCTGGGCTTGACGTGGCCGCCTTCTACGTTACCCCCGCCTACGTGGCCGCCAGCTACGCCGAGGTGATCCTCGCCCCGGGCGAGTACCTGGTGAACGGCCTGGTCTTCACCCTGGCCCCGGCCGTGACCCCGGGCTACGAGTTCGTCGCCGAACCCCTCTACACCTTCGAGGCAACATGACTGCCATCGCCATCCGCCCCAAGGACCCCGGTGAGACCCTCACCGTGGCCTTTTCCTTTCGCAAGGTGGCGCGGGCGGTGTCGGCGCCCACCGTCACTGCGGTCGAGTTCACCGCCGTTGATTCGGCGCCCTCCGGCCTCTTGCTGGGTGACCCGTTCCTGGACCCGGCGTCGCCCACGCGCGTGTTCCAGCGCGTGCACGGCGGCCTGGACGCGGGCCTGTACGGCTTGAAGTGCCTGGCCACCAACGAGAAGGGCGACGTGGTCGCCTGCGCCGGCATCATCCGCGTGGCCGTCCTGCCGGAGAACACATGAAGCTGCCTAACTTCCTGAGCCGCTGGTTCACCGGCACGTCAGCTGCCACTGAACTGCCGCCGCCGGCGCAGCCCAAGGCCAAGCGCGGGCAGCTCTCGCTGCCGTCCTACCTGACCACGGCCAAGCCCAGCACCTCGAGCCCGCTGCTGCGCGCCGAGCGCGGCTTGATCAACAGTGACATCACGTCGCTGCGCAACGGCGCGACCGAGCGCGCGGTCATCCGCGACTTCGTCAAGGCGTCCCCGGACCTGAGTGCGGCCGTGGCCGCCTACGTGCGCACGGCTGTGACCTCGGGCTACACCGCGGTGGCCAAGAACCGCGACGGCACCATCAACGCCGACGCCACGGGCACCCTGGCCCAGATCCTCACACGCTTCGACGTCCTGAGCGACTACTCCCTGGGCTACGACGACGCACCGTCGATCCGCTCCCTGGCCGAGACCTGGTCGCGCGAGATCATGATCGAGGGCGCCATGGCCGGCGAGCTCGTGCTCGACAAGGCCTTGCTGCCCTACAAGATCCAGCCGATCAACGCCGGCCAGATCCGCCTGTACCCCTCGACCGACGCCAAGCGCCTGATCCCCAAGCAGTTCCTGGCCGGCACCGAGATCGACCTGAATCAGCCGACCTTCTTCATGGTCACGCTGGACCGCGACACCGTGGTCACCTACCCCGAGTCGCCGATCGCGTCGGCGCTGCAGCCGGTGCTGGCCAGCGCGGAGTTCATGAACGACATCCGCCGGGTCGTGAAGCGGGCCTTGCACCCGCGCCAGGTCGTGACCATCGACGAGGAGAAGTTCCGCAAGTCGCTGCCGCCCGAGGTCGCCCAGGACCAGGAAAAAGCCATCCAGTACATGAACCAGGTGGTGGACGAGGTCGAGCAACTGATCAACGACCTGAACCCCGAAGACGCCCTGGTGATCTTCGACACCATGGGCATCGAGGTGGTCGACCACGGCGCCACCAACCTGAGCAACGAGTACACCGTCATCCAGGGCATGCTCGACGCGCGCCAGGCCACCGGCGCCAAGGTGCTGCCCACGGTGCTGGGGCACTCCAACGGCACGGCCAACACGGCGTCGGCCGAGACCTTGCTGTTTGTGAAGGCCGTTGAGGGCACGGTGTGGGGCAAGCTCAACGAGATGTTCAGCAAGGTGCTGACGCTGGCGGTGCGCCTGACCGGCCAGGACGTCTATGTCGAGTTCAAGTTCAAGGCCATCGAGCTGCGCCCCGAGTCCGAACTCGAGGCCTTCTATTCGATGAAGCAAAGCCGACTGCTTGACCTGCTGAGCCTGGGCATGACCACGGACGAGGAAGCCTGCATTCAGCTCACCGGCCACTTGCCACCGGCAGGCTACAAGCCGCTGTCGGGCACCGGGTTCAGGGCCAGCGCCAAGACCGAGCCGGCCGCCGGCGGCGACGGCTACAACGGGGCGTCGAACTCCGGCTCAACCCTGAACCAGAACCTGAATCCAAGCACGCCAACCGGGGAAAAAGGCGGCAAGGGCAAACAGCAGTCCGCCGAAGTTGTGCCGTTGCACGGATAATGTCGCAACTGCGCAAAGGGCATAACATGAAAATCTTCCCCGAACTGCTGTGGGCCGGCACGGACCACAGCCTCGAGCTGGCCCAGCAGGCCCTGGCGCGCATCGATGCTCGCATGGTGGCGGGCCCCTGGGATCAGACGGACCCCGCCGACAACGAGGACTGCCCCTACAACCTGGACGTGCAGGACAACGTGGGTGTGATCACGGTGCGCGGCCCGCTGCTCAACATCGACTCACCCTACGCCCGCTACTGCGGCGTGAGCACCTACGCCGACATCCGCCGCGCCTTGATCAGCGCGGCCGGCAATGCCGACGTCGAAGCCATCTTGCTCGACATCGACTCGGGCGGCGGCGCCGTCTCGGGCGTGTCCGACACCGCCAACCTGATCAGCGTGATCGACGCGAAGGTGAAGAAGGTTTGTGCCTTCACCGACGGCACGATGGCCAGCGCGGCCTACTGGCTGGGCGTGTCCGCCAGCGAGGTGCACTCCAGCTCGACGTCGCTGGTGGGCTCGGTCGGCGTGCTGCGCACCGCGATCGAATACTCCAAGCAAATGGCGATGGAGGGCGTGACTGCCAAGATCCTGCGCTCGGGCAAGTACAAGGCCCTGGTCAACAGCATCGAACCCCTCACCAAGACCGCCGAGGAAGAAGCCCAGGCCCAACTCGACACGGTCTACGGCGTGTTTCTCAGCCACGTCGCCACCCACCGCAAGGTGACGGCCCAGGTCGCCGACGACCAGATGGGACAGGGCAGGGAGTTTGTTGGTCAGCAGGCCTTGGCCGCTGGACTGGTGGATAGCGTCACGACGTTCGACGCGCTTGTCAGCAAGATTGGCGCTACAATCGCGCAAAGTCCGGGATTGTCACAATCCCCCTACGGGAACAACAACGGCGGAACCATGAAGAAAGCCCTCACCGAACAAGACATCGCGGCCCTGGCCGCGGGTGCCGGCGCCACCGAGACGGTGGTCGAGACCGTCGTCGAGACCCAGGCCGAGACGGTGGTCGAAACCAAGGCCGAGACCGTCGTCGAGCAGCCCAAGGAATCGGACGTGGTTTCCTTCCTGAAGGGTGAACTGCGCACCACCACGGCCGACGTCACGCAAGCGCGCGTCGATCTGGCTGCTGCCCAGGCCCAGGTCGCCAGCCTGACCGCGAGCCAGGCCTCACTCGTGGCCATTGCCGCGAAGTCCCTCTCCAACATGAAGGTTGCCCTGGGTGGCACGGCGGTCGACGCGAGCGCCCTGAGCGTGGACGCGCTGCTGGCCGACCACGCTGCCACGGTCGCGACCTTCGCCAAGACGTTCAAGGCGGGTGGCGTTGCCGCCGTGAGCACGGGTGACAAGGCTGCTGACAAGGCCGTCGACCCGAACTACGCCAAGCGCATCGCCGCCACTCGTTCCACCAAGTAATAGGAGCCAACCATGGCAAAGTTCATTTTCAAGGAGCTGGTTGACACCGCGGATGTCATCACGGCCCGCCTTGGTGCCGGCACCGGCACCGCCAACAACCTGTCCGACGCCGAAGTCGGCAAGTTCTTCAAGCTCGCCGGCGAGTCGCGCTACGACCTGTGCGCTGCGGGCAACGAGATCGAAGGCCGCCTGGCTGCCTACGAGCCCGCCACCCTGGACGGCTACTCGATCGGCTCGGTCCAGACCGAAGGCCGCTTCGAGGTCACGTTCGACGGCCTGCAAGCCACTGCCGGCACCGGCACCCTGGCGATCGGCGACTACGTCGTCGCCGGCACCCCGGTCGCCAAGGGCACCGCACTGAGTGTTCCGGCCCGGGTCTGCAAGGCCACCGGTGCGGGCAACACGCTCAATTTTAAGTGGCGCGTTGTGAGCCTCGGCTCCGCGGGCACGGGCGCGGTCGGCACGACCGGCCTCATCGAATTCATCTGCTGATCAGGAGCCACCATGCCCGCGTTTCATGACCAATCCGGTGCCGTTCAGCAATTGCCGCTGGCCGTCACCATGTATGCCGAAGCCGCCCAGGCTGGCATGACCCTGCCCCAGTGGCTGGCCTCCAACTACCAGACCGACACCGCGCGCTACGGCTCGGTCATGTCGCAGCTGATGGAGTCCGAAGGCATCTTCGTGCGCCCCAACCGTGAAGTCGGCATCCGCCCCTCCACGATGGCCGAGATGTTCAACGGCCCCGGCACGCAAGCCGGCGTGATCGTCAAGGACGGCGTGCCCGCCTCGCGCATCCTGTTCCCGGCAGTGTTCCTGCAACTGCTCGAAGACAAGCTGGTCGCCAATCTGACGATGACGGCCGACGCTTTCGAGCAACTGATCGGCTACGATGAAGGCATCAACGGCGACCGCTACGAGCAGCCGGTGGTGAGCCTGACCAAGGCCGAAGCGGGTCGCTCTCAGGGCACCAGCCAGTTGGCCAACGTGCCTTCGATGCTGACCATCACGACCAGCGACAAGGCCTACCGCATCCCGTCGTTCGGCATCGGCCTGGAAGTGGCCGACCAGGCTCTCAAGGCCACGTCGATCGACTTCGTCGCGATGTCGCTGGCCCGCCAGGCCGCGGTCGAGCGCAACGAGCGCGCCCAGGGCTACATGCTGCAGCTCTACAACGGCGACATCGACAACAACGACAGCAGCCTGGCCACGCTGGGCTACGTCGATGCCTCATCGAGCTTCGACGCTGCCGCGGTGACCGGCAACAACTTCATCACGCAAAAGGCCTGGATGAAGTACCTGATGAAGAACGGCACCAAGCGCACGATCACCCACATCGTGACCGACATCGACACCGCCATGAAGATCGAGACCCGCGCGGGCAAGCCGGTGATCACGGGTGACGATCCGAACTCGACGCGCATCGACACGCAGTTCAACCTGATGAACCCGACCTGGGCCAAGAACCCCCAGATTTTCCTGACCCAAGACAGCGCCTGGCCCGCCAGCACGCTGATGGGCCTGGACAAGCAGTGGGCCATCCGCCGCGTGCGCAACCTGGCCGCCAGCTACCAGGCCATCGAGCAGTTCGTGATGCGCCGCAGCACCCAGATGCGCGTCGACTTCGGCGAGCACGTCAATCGCCTGTACCCGGAAGCCTTTGCGGGCATGACCCTGTCGTAACCGCCACCCTGACAAAGCCCTCTGCCGAGGGCTTTGTTTTCGACAACACTTATCGTATTATATTTCCATGTCAGAGAAATACACCACAGACGAGTGGACCTCACGAGCAGTGCAAGTGCACGGGGACCGGTACGACTACAGCCTGGTGAGGTATGAGGGGGCAGGTAAACCTGTCAGTATTCTGTGCCCCGCACACGGGGAATTCGCTCAGAAGGCGTCGGGGCACCTGCTTGGTTATGGGTGCAAGAAGTGTGGGGACACCCGAAAAGGGTCCACAGCCAAGCTGACCCTTGCTGAGGTTCAGTCAAAGATCGCTGAAGCTCACCCTGGCAATAAATACTCCTTCCCGAGGATAGAGCAAGAGTATGGGAAGGTCACCGACAGGCTGACAATCGTGTGCCCGGACCACGGTGAATTTAAGCAGAAGTTCTATAAGTTCTATGGTGGCCAGGGGTGCAGAAAGTGCGGCCTTGCTCGGGCATTTGCCAAGACCAGGAAGACACTGTTTGGGTTTATTTCAGAGGCTCAAGGCGTACACGGGGATCGGTACGACTACAGCAAGGTGGAGTACCGTGGGGCCCTTAAGAAGGTGACCCTGGTATGCAGGGCACACAATCTGGAGTTTCAGCAGACCCCCAGCTCTCACGTGAATCAGATGGCAGGGTGCCCTAAGTGCTCAGTGGAGTCGAGGTCTCGGGCTATTCGGGTGGGCTTCGATGAGTTCATGACCCGGGCGCGAGAGAGGCACGGTCTTACATACGAGTACCCAGAAACATCGTACCTGGCTGCCAGCGGCAAAGTGGGGGTGGTTTGTCCAGACCACGGGGAGTTTCTGCAGAGGGGTTTAGACCACTTGGATGGGCATGCCTGCCCGAAATGTGCCTCGACCTACAAGGGCATAGCTTGGTCTGTGGGATCATTGGGGCAGATGAGCCTGAAGTCCTTTCTCCTTGACACTCTTCCTGGGGTGGAGATTGAGGATAACCATGTGTTTTCCACTGGGCGCAGGCTGGAGATTGACCTATACCTGCCGGAGTTCAGGCTTGGGATTGAGTACCACGGGGCGTATTTCCACTCATCCGCGTTCAAAAGTAGTGGCTACCACCTAGAGAAACTGCACTTGGCCCAGCAAGCCAATATTCGCCTGCTACAAGTGTTTAGCGACGAGTGGGCAAATAACCGGGCTGCGGTAGAGACTGTACTGCGTGCCGCTCTCGGGGTGAATAAACCAGGCAGAGGCGCTAGGTCCTACACAGTGGGGATGGTGCCGTATACCACAGCACGAAAATTCTATGAGTCCCACCACCTTCTTGGCGGCCCCGCAAAAAAATGCTGTCACTACGGGCTGCTCGACGGGGACACCCTAGTGGCCGCCATGAGTTTTTCGCACAGCCTTAGCGCGAGGGGAAGGCAGACAGACCCATCAGTTTCCGAACTCGTTCGGTTTTGCAATCCTGGGTCTATCCCGGGTGCAGCGTCTCGACTTTTTAAGGCGTACACGAGGGGCAGCCCCCACGTACACAAGGTCGTCTCGTTCTCGGATAACCGGTGGTACACCGGTGGCCTGTACGAGAAACTCGGGTTCACTAAGGAGGCCGTGCTGGCCCCTGACTACACCTACACCACCAGCAAGGGCATTGTTCGTTACCCCAAGGCCAGGATGCAGCGCACGTACCTGCGCTGGCGCATGGGGGACCAGTTCGATGAGTCTCTTTCTGAGCGGCAGAACGCCCTGAACGCCGGGTTCTTTCAGGTCTACGACTGCGGAAAAACACGCTGGATTTGGAGCCGCCTGCCCCCCTGATGTTGTTCCTTCCCAGGCGTAATGACATAATGCAGGCTCCATCCCAAGGAGCCTCAAGTGGCCGACCCCAAGACCCCCACGCCCGACGCCGCCTCGACCCCCGCTCCCGCGGCGATCGAACTGGGCAAGAAGTACCGTCTCAAGGCGGCCTTCGGCTTGACCATCAATCCGTTCACCCTGGACCGGTTCGACACCGACCTGTCCAAGCGCGTCGAGGTCGACCGCTGGACCTTGATCCAGTTCGAGGCCGGCAAGCTGGTCATCGAGAACGACGACTGAGGGCCGCGGCGTGGACCTGCTGGAGTACACCAGCCCTGAAGAAATCCGGGCCTTCCTCGGAGTCAGCGACGACGAGATCGAGGACGTCACGATTCTTCTCCCTGTGTACTCCACCAACCTGGAGGCCGAGCTGCGCGAGTTGAACACCTCGGTCATCACGACCTACCAGGTGGTCCACGCCAAAGCTCCCGTCGACCGCACCTCGGCCGAGGAGTGGTTCCACAGTGTGATGTCGATGTTCGCCGCCAACAGCGTCGCGCGCCAGCTCTGCACCTCACTGCCCCTGTTCGCGCCGCGCGAGATCGGCGACGGCAAGGCCCACGCCACCCGCTGGTCCCAGGACCCGTTCCTGGAAACCATCCGCATGGTCAAAGAGCAGTACGAGACCAACCGCCGGCGCCTCGAGAGCGCCTACGCCAGCGCGGTGACCACCACGACCACATCCACGCGGCGGGTCTACATGGCGCGCACCAGCAGCATCGACCCCGTGACGGGAGCTTGATGTGCGTCTCGACCGCGCCGCCGCCCACTTCGACAACACGCCCTGCCTGGACGGCTACACGTCCAGGTTCTGCTTCAACGGCCAGTTCCAGTTGTTCGACGACGTCAAGCGTGACTCCGAGTCCGCCGAGCGGCGCGTTCTGTCGTTGAGCCCCGACTGCCAGATCCCGGCCCGACGTGTGATCGCGGTCGAGGGCAAGCGCTACATCGTGGGCCACGGCACGCCCGACTACTTCAAGGGCCGGGCCGTGCGCATCAGTTATGTCGTGCACGAGGCCACTGAGATGCTGACCAGCCGCACGCTGGCGCAGGCCTGCCTTGATACCGGGGGCATCATCTCCTGGGCAGCTGCCTTCCTGGTCAAGAACCTGGCCTTCTCCGAGCAGGACTCTGTGCTGACTCGCCAGATGCACTTCCACACCGCGCTTGTCGAGCCGGTGAGCGACCTGGTCCTGTCACCCATCTGGGGCACCTGCCTGATCCGTCAGCGTGACAGGGGCCCCGCCGGCACGGCAGTGTTCACCGCCGACCAGCAGCCTGAGCCCGCGCTGTGCCCAGCCCTGATCTCGGGATCGGGCTACGACCCCCTCACGGACACCCTGTCGTCGGCCACCACGTCCGTCACCGTGCTGCGTCTGCGCTGGCAGAGCATGTTCAACTACATGAGCAAGCTCGACCCGACCTTTGGCCCGGATGATGAGCAGTTCGTGTTCGCGCAGTCAGCCGTGACTCCGCAGGTCGGCCAGCACGTCACCATTCAGGGCGGGAGCTGGCTGATCAAGTCGGTGCAGGCGCACAGCGACATCTGGTTGTGCCGGGGCACGCGCCATGTCTGACCTGGCCAACGTCACCCTCGAGTGGCAGAACCTCGACGTCGCCTTCGCCGAGCTCGAAGCCGAGTTGACCGATGTGGCCCGCGGCATCACCGTTTCGGCGTGGAAGCACATCCTGCGGCTGAGCCCCCAGTGGGCCGGTCGGTTGGTGGTGAGCTGGACCTACAACATCGGCTCTCCGTTGTACGAGGACCGCTCTGAGCACGCGCCTGAGATGCCCACCTACACCGTGGGCGACAGGCAGGTCCCGATTCCGTTTCAGATGGGCAGCCGCCCCGCGATCGAGGTGGCCAACACCCTGAACGCCGGCAAGGACAAGGCGTTCAAGCTGGGAGACACCGTCTACATCTCCAATGGGGTTGACCACGGAGAGGGTCAGTACGCCATGATCGCCGAGCAGTTGTTCTGGAAGAAGGTGCATCTGCGCTACCAGAACTTGCCGGCCCAGCCCATCACCTACACCGTCGACATGATCGGAGAGCGCTACAGCGACGGCGTGAACCCCGCCCAGGCCGGCCAACTCCGCAACCTGGCGATCTGACATGCTTGTCAACCTGCGTGACACCATCGTCCTGGCCGTTGACGCGCCCTACGCCGCGGCGTGGTCCGCGATCCCGCTCGTGTGGGAGAACCAGCCCTTCGACTGGTCCAACCTGCCCGAGCGCTACGTGACCATCGAGATCGTGGTGCACGACGCCGTGCAGGCCACCCTGTCCAACACCGCCCCGCGCACCCGTGTTCACGGGTGCGTCTACGTGTACGTCCACAGCCGTGAGGGCCTGGGGAGTCGGGCAGGCTTGCTGGTCCTTGACTGGTTCGCCGATCTGCTGCGTTATCGCTTTGTCGATCCGTTGCAGTTCAGGGTGCCTAAGCAGGGAAATACGCAGTCCACCCAAGGGTGGTATCGGCAAGCTCTCACACTTCCGTTCTTCGCAGACCAGGCCTGACCCATCTTGCCCGATCAAGGGCTACAATACATTTGACGCTTTCGCGCAAAAGGAATCACCATGCCGACCCTTTCCAGTTCCAACCGCGTCCAGCTTGGCTACAAGCTCGAAGGCGCCTACCCCACCAACTACGGTGTCATCCAGGCCGGCAACGGCACGCTGGTCAACCTGACTGGTGAGTCTCTCGACTTCACGATCACGACTGAATCGTCCAAGGCGATCCGCTCGGACCGCCAGACCACCGACCTGGTGCAGACCGGTGCGTCCGCCGCCGGCGCGGTTCAGTTCGAGCACGTCTACAAGGACCTCGACCCGCTGGTCGCCGCGCTGCTGCAAAGCACCTACACCGCCTTTGGCACCAACGGCGTCGGCACTGCCGTGGCCACCCTGACGCTGGCCGCCGGCACCATCACCGCCGGTGTGGCCCCGACTGGCAATGACGCCTTCACCACGCTGAAGAAGGGCCAGTGGTTCATCATCGAGCCGCAGGCTGCCGCCACCCAGGCCGTGAAGGACTACTTCAACGCCCGCGCCTTCCGCGTGAGCCTGACCACGGCGCCGACCTCGACCGTGATCACGCTGGACGCTGCGACCCAGATCAACACCACGACCGCCGGCACCTCGCTGACCTCGGCCCAGATCGCCACCTCGCGCCTGACCAACGGCACGACGATGTCGACCTTCACGCTCGAAGTCGGGCACATGGACATCACCCAGTTCCGTCAGTACCTGGGCATGACGCCCTCGAAGATGGACCTGAAGCTGGCTGCCGGCGCGATCGTCACCGGCTCCATGGACTTCATGG